CCTGGCCTCGGGGATCTGACCGGCCAGGTCGAAATCAATCTTAACAAGGGGTCTGTTACCAAGGCTTATAAAATCGAGACGGAAACAAAAGATGAGGGGGCCGTTAGGATCAATACACGTACTGAACTGAAATAACGGTCTTCTGTCAGACCTTGAAACCAGATTATGTTATAAATTAGCCATCAAATCTCCGGAGGTGCCAAATGGCTAAAGGCAAAGCAGGAAAAGGCGGTAAGGGTGGCAAAGGCGGTAAGGGTGGCAAAGGCGGCGGTGGGGGCGGCGGCGGATAACGACGCCATTCCTCGCAACGGAAGGGGAGCAATCCCCTTCCCGCTTTCTTACTCCTAATTTATGGCAGAAAACATCTTTACTAAAACCTTTCAATCTCTGGAGCGTCAGGCTGCTTTTAATCCTGAAGTTCTTGTAGGTTATTCCGGCGGTAAAGACAGCCTCATAGTCCTGGACCTCTGCACTAAAGTCTTCAAGCGCGTCATCTGTTTTTATATGTATCTTGTTCCCGGCATATCCATTTGCGAGCAGCAGATCAAATATGCAGAAGACCGCTACGGCGTTGAAGTTATCCAATATCCTCACTGGTTGTTGAGCCGTTTTCTTAAACAGGGCATTTATTGTAATCCCAGCCACAAACACGACAACATCCCCGACCTCAAACCTAATGACATCTTTGCCCTTGCCCGTGAAGACACAGGCCTCTGGCTTGTCGCCCTTGGACAAAAGAAATCAGACACCATGTGGCGTCGCCGCAATCTCTCTCAAGAGACACCCGGCGTCATCAATCCGCTTAAAGACTGGAATAAATACGAAGTCCTCGCATACTGCAAGCTGCACAATATTCCACTGCCCGACTCGGCAGAGGGCAACGTCTCAGGCATAGACCTGTCTGAGCGCACACTAATCTGGCTGCATGATAAATATCCCGACGACTTCAAAAAAATCCTTCAGCTTTTCCCTTTTGCTGAAGTCCCGGTTTATCGCAATAAATGGTATGGCCCAAAACCCAATAAACTCAAAAGGAGAATGGCATGAGCTTTGACCCCGCCACCGCTGGAGACCTCAAGAAATGCGCCGCTGATTACAACCCACGCACCATCACCAAGGAAGAACGAGATCGCTTGAAAAAAGCATTGCTTGAATACGGCGATCTGAGTGGCATAATAAAAAACATCCTCACCGGCAATCTCGTCGGCGGACATCAGCGCATCAGTGTAATCCCTAAAAACGCTGTAATAGAAATTACCGAACGCTTTAACGAACCCTCCCGCACCGGCACGGTAGCGCATGGATTTATAATTATCGAGGGGGAGAAATACACTTATAAGGAAGTCAGTTGGGACGCTCTCAGGGAGAAAGCCGCCAACATCGCAGCCAACGCGCAAGGCGGCGACTGGGATGAAGAAAAACTTGGAGAACTTTTTAAGGAACTCAGCGCTGACGTTGATTTTGACATTGAACTCACCGGCTTCACCCTGGCCGAGGTCTACCAGACCCTCGGTGACGATCCGCTCCACGACACAGCCGACCGATTGATGACGCTATCCGATCAACTCCGCGCCTCCCGCGAAGCCTTCAAGGACGTGCAAAAAAAACTGGAAGAGGCTGATGATGTAATGGATTGTTATCTGGTAGTGGTTTTTAAAGGATCTGCTGAGAGGAAAGTTTTTACTGATGCCCTTGAGTTGCCGGATAATAGATACGTGGATGGTCGTCTGCTTCAAACAAAACTTCAAACAGGCCCAGCTTCCCCTTCACCGGGAACGGATTGATCCGCCTGATGTCCTCCAGCACCCAGGCAAAAGCTCCGTTGTAGATTTCGCAGCAGGCGGCTTTCTCGTCCGCGCGGGTCATCGGTCGGCAGTCAACCAGCCTGGCGATTGCTATAGCCTGTCCACGCGGGAGATCATTAAGGAGTTTTCGGGGGATGTTGTATCCCCCCGCGAGTGCCAGCCCCGCAACAATTAAGATATCCCCCCGATAATCCCGAGCCCATGTCCGCGTTTCAATTGTTTTTTTGCCGCTTGCGATCATTGAGGCCCATGGCTGGCGGATAGATAGAGCTTTCATTGTTTTTTCCCCACCGCGCCGGACAATATATAGATACAATATTGGTTGAGAGATACACCCTCCGCCTCTGCCGCCCTCAATATATCAGCGTGAAGAGTTCGGGGTATTCTCAACATAAGCGCTTGCGGTTGTGTTTTGGTCGTTTTTTCTTTTTTAATCATTTTGATATTATATATAATGTCGCCGGAGATGTCAAGGCAATCACAACCTATTGACTTTATTACCAAATAAAACACTTGACATTATAGCCGATGTCAAGTCAAACTATTATCATGCTGTAAATCCAAGGAAGCCAAGGAGAAAAGTATGATAATTTATGAGCCGAGAGGAAAAGCAAAAGAGTACAATGATCTCGCTGCAAACCTGTATCATGGCTGTGATCACGGATGCACCTATTGTTATGCCCCATCAGCAACGTACAAAACGCGGGAAGCTTTTGGGCAGGTGAGAAACAGGCCGGGGATAGTCGAGCAAATCAGGAAGGAAGCGGCTGCATATAAAGGACACGAAGTCCTGCTTTGCTTTACCTGTGATCCGTATTCAAGTTTTGCGGCTGGCACTGGAATCACGCGCCAGGCGATAGAGGCCCTGCATTCCGGTGGCGCTCATGTGGCGATACTTACCAAGGGCGGCAAGCGCAGCATGGCTGATTTTGATCTACTGACGGCGGCGGACAAATACGGTGCAACTCTCACATTTACAAATGATGCAGATTCGCGCGTGTGGGAGCCCGGCGCGGCGTTGCCTGCTGAAAGGATCGAGGCGCTGAAACAGGCTAAGGCCAGAGGCATTACCACATGGGCCAGTTTTGAGCCGGTGATTGACCCTAAACAGACATTGGAATTGATTGAGATGACCAATGGGATAGTTGATATTTATAAGGTCGGGAAGTGGAACCATGATAAGCGGGCAAAAGAGATTGACTGGGTATCATTTGCCCGGAGAGCAAAGGCATTACTGGAACATATGGGAGTGAAATACATGATCAAAAAAGACCTTGCCGCATACCTGGCAGATCAGGCGGTTGCAGCATGAAGCAGTTACCAGGAAAACAAGAAGCCACGCGCCTGACCCTGCGCCTGCCAACATCATTATATGGGGCGCTCAAAGAGGCGGCGGCTGAGGATGGATTGCCGCTGAACACTTACTGCCTCTATATATTGGCTCGACACGATATTTGCAGGGCAAATAGCCCAAAACAGGCAGGCAAAAAAAAGACTTGACACGGGACATTAAATGATGTATTATATAGATAGTAGTAAGCAGGGGCCTCGCCCCTGACAAATCACCGATCTCCCGGTCGGGCCTCATCAGAGAGAGGCAAGGGGTGGGAGACAGGAGGCAGCAGAGATGAAAACATATCCCCACAAATCCATTGTTGAGGTTGCACAATCCAGAGGCTCCGCAGCAAAAACCAAATCAGGCGCGTGGAAATTCTTGCTCGCACACTCCCCCAGGCCTATTGTAGGCAAACTAATCAACCCCCGTTACGGTGCAAATGCTCCTCATGAGGTAATGCGGTACTGCCGTCCGGGTAACGGATTCGGCGCAGGCGATCCCCGCCTCATGTCTCCTCGCGACGCATGGAAACGCTATAATTGGTTGGTACGCATAGATCGCAATGCTGACCACATCCTCACAGAGAGAGGCTATGATCCTAACGACCCCAATACACCAGGCAGGCAACGTATCGTTGCGGCGCGGCAAGCGGAATGGTCAAAAATTCTTGATACTGTAGGTATGCGTATAGGTGATGTAGTATATCGCCACAACCAGGATGAGCACCGCAGCTATAGCACATACAGCAAGGGCTGGCACCGCGCACACGGCCCAGCCGTCACCATCAGCAGTCGCCGGGTTGAGAGGTTAGAGTTTGATGCATCCAGCGCATCCGCATACAAGGTTAGCCGGTCTATCCCCGTAGATGCATTCCGGGGTAACTATATGTATCACGCCATCGCTCAGGATCTCGACCTCGCAAAAATCAAATACCCTAAACATCTCCGCCGCATCCAGCTAAACGAATACGTTATGGTAGAACCTGTCCGCACCATCGCAGGGGTTGAGATTTACCGCCGCACATTTGCCCTGCAACTCGTTGACTATTGCGTAGTTGCCGGAGACGATACCTATCACGCAGCAACCATAACAGAGGCAATAGCAGGCCTCCGTGCTAAACGCGAGGCCCAAATAGCGCACGATAATGAGGCACTTGATATGCAATTTGCCCTCTCCCTCGGATTTTGCCGGACAGGAGTTGAGTCGTTTTGTGAGGATTACAATTTAGATTGCTCATCCACATATACCCGCGCTGAGATAGCCGCCAGAATTGCAGCAGGCAATGGACGCCGTGAAAAGTATTCCGCCGAGTTGAAGAAGGCTGGTTTTTAGGATTTGTCGGGGGGGCCGCAGTGCCCCCTTATTTTTTTACCCAGGAGGCATTATGCAAATTATCACAGTATTATCATCGGCAATGGACATGGCAAGGCGCAACTTTACAAGGGGTGAACAATCCATGCTCATTGATATTTTCAACGGCATGGCCCTGACCCCTGGCATTTTAGGCCAACACCTCACCGTCCAGATTGAGGACAGCTTTGACCTCTACCCCGGACAATACGAAGAAAAATGGGGAGTCAACCGCCTCGAAATGTACGACAAAATAAAAGCACTGTCAGCACTGGACGCGATTTTCCTTGAATTATGGGCCGTCGGATTTTGGGCTCTTGGAGATGGCTCTCTCCTTGACTCATACCTCTCAGGGAAAACAAACCTCGCCGTCCGCCTGACTGAAATCATGACCCGCCTTGAGACCTCCGCCGAAATGCTCGAAAAAACAAAGGGTAGCTTTAAAAGTGCAGCCGTAGCAGAGGCCCGCGAGATAGTCAAGGAAGCCTCCGAAATACTTGGCGGCATGATATGATGTAAACATTCTACCGCTGATTTTATTGCAATCCCTTTGCCACTGTCGGCAAGGGGATTTTTTTATTGACCCACTATAACTGCGCTTCTGTCAGACCATGAAAGGCTTTTCTGCTATGAATAAGGCATGGCAGAATCACGCGAAGACAAACTCAAACGACTCAAACAACAGTTAACGCTCATCAGCGTCAGCCTCACCAATGCCGGCACACAATTAAAGTCCGGTAAGGTTGTTACCGCTGCCGTGATCGAAGACCTCAACAACCAGCAGGCAAAGCTCAAGTCCGAGATTGAAAAACTGGAGAGCGGCGAAGAGCCGACAACACAGGCCCCTCCCACTGCTTCCACGTCGCCGGATAATCCCTTTGTACCATACGATGGCGAGGGTATACCTCCGCATCTCCGCGTCAAGCGGCCGTACACCGTTTCAGCCGCGGCGATAGAGGCCCGCAAACGCGCCGCGCAGAGTTCCGCGCATGCAGAGGCAATGCAGGGGAACAAAAACGCGTGGAAGCACGGGCAATATGCCGAGGGACTCATCCGGCAATCGGTCGCGCCATGTAAGTCCACGTGCGAACAATATCCTTGTGAGTGGGTCAAAGACAAGGAAACTTCTGCCGGCGGTGTCTGCCTTGATCGTGCCGCTGATTTTTTAAAAGTGCTCGGCGGGATACAGACAGCCATCCAGACCGGCAAGCTCGACGATTTTAAAGATGCCGCCGCCGTGAGGATCGCCGGCACTATGGACATCATCGAGATGCTTATCGCAGACATAAAAATCGACGGCACTCTAATGAAAAGCGAAATATTCGGCAAGGAGGGCGCCCGGCTTGGCTATAAAATAGTCAACCATCCTTCGTTAAAACCTCTCGCGGATCTTCTTGATGTTATGGAACTCACTCCGCAGCAATTCATGATCACGCCGCTGGTAGTAAAAAAGACCGAGAGCGATGATAAAGCAGCTGAAACCCTCGCCTCGATGATGGGGCGTGCCGGTGCTGCCTTGCAACGCGCGCGAGAAAAAGGCAAGACCAATGAAGCCGATGCTTGAAGCGGTTGAGCCTATAGCGCTCGCGGATCTGAAAAAAGGGATCCTCGTTCCGGCGGCGGACTGGGAGCGGTGGCTTCAATCTTTCGACTGGACATATCATCAGCTCGCGCGCGGGGAATTCCCCGATCCGTTTGCCGGCCTCGAAGCCTTTCAACTTGCCTGCTTTTGCAGCTCTCCGCTTCTTTGGGTTCCGGCCTTTTTGCGCGAGCCGGAGGATGCGGATCATAAGGATCCTTATTCCCTATGGAGCTATCAGCAGGAATCAATCGTCTATCCGTCCCATACGATTCACAAATGCGGGGCAGAAGTCGGCAAGACGCGCGAGATTGTGGCCTACGGGCTTTACAAAGCTTTTACCGTCCAAAATGGCTCTGCGTTGATTGGAGCGCCACAACAGACTCACCTCGATGAAATTATCGAGGCCATGACTGAGCAGTTTGATTTCAATCCGGATCTCGCTCCGTCATTAATCCATCACAAAAAACATCCGCATCACCGTTTCAAATTCGCAAATTCCTTTAAGCTATACTTCCGTCCTTCCGGCAATGACGGCGAGGCGTACAGAGGCGTCCATGTCCGCACCTTTGCAATGAAGGACGAAGCGGCCAAAGACGACAAAGTAAAACAGTGGTCTGAATTTTTCCGCGCAGTCAAGCCCGGCTGTATAGTCAAGCTCTACTCAGTGCCCGACGGCAGGCGCGACACTGAATTTTATAGGCTCAGTAAATTGGCCGAAGGCAATGCCAAGACAGAGGAAGAAAACCTTGAGATAGATGCGTTCAAAGGCGCTGCCGGTCATATCAAAGAAATGAAGTTCAAACCGTTCAGATGGTCTAAAGAGCTGATGCCTCCGCCGTACTGGACTCATGAGCGCAAGAAGTTTTACGTGGATCTGTATAACGGCGAGGACTCTCCGGATTATAAACATAATATAAAAGGCGAGGACGGCGAGCCCGCAAATCCCGTATTCCCGTGGCAGCAGTTCAAGTATTGCATTAAGGACATTCCCGAATACCGTTGCCTCCAGATACTGGTGGATTCCGGCAATAATGAGGTGATTATTCACGGCTACAAATGTGAATATATCGCCGGTGACGACGGGCCTGTTCCCCGGTTCATCGATCTATTAGACACTGTTTGCAGGCTCTCAGGTTTTTTCGATTATGCCGGCAATAATGAATCGGATTTCAGAAAACTCATCAAGAGTTTTTTTGACGGCGCTGCAGGATTAAAATCAGGCGGCGGCGACTTCGGCTATAGCGGCGACCCCACGGAAATAATCATAAAGAAGATCCTCGGAAAAAAGGAGCGCATGGTCGCCCGGCTGCAACTCAGGCGCATCACTTACGATCAGCAGTGTCAGGCGCTCGACGCGCTGGATGATATTTTCGAGCCGAAGACCTCACTTTCATGGGGTACTGACTTCGGCAATGCAGGTTCCGCAGTCGCTCATGACCTGCAGGGACTCCCTCAATACGCCTGCAAGGATTATGACGACCGGCTTAAAGGCTTCATGTTCGAGTCCACCTTCGACAATATAGACGACGAAGGCACGCCGATAATCGACGCCAGGACGGAAAAGCCCGCCAAGATAACCATGAAGGAGCTTGCCACCGACATCCTTGTAAAAAAAATGCAGAGGATGGAGCTTGAATATCCGCCTGACCCGGATATAGTCACAACTTACACCGGCCACACTTGTACCTATGGAAGTAAACATCGGATATACAGTAAATCGGACGATCATATCATTGACGCCGACAGGGCGCACACGCTTTCCCGGCTGTTTATGACTGCCGGTTCCGAACAATTCGCAGTAGGGAGCTATAAACGATGAGAATATTCGGCAGAGAAATAATTTTTAAAAAAAATGAGCCGGTATCCGTAAAGCCTCAAATCCGGCACATGAATCCGCAGGGGCCAATGACCGTCATATTTCAGGATTATATTTTCCGTAAGGTCTCGGGCGATTTTTATGAGATGCTCCGCGAAGGCATCGCGACAATTGACGGCGGCATCAGGCGTTTGATTTCGTTAAACGGCACGATTAAAATAATCGGTGATAACATGCCGCTTGTCGAGGAGCTTGAAGACTTCTGCCGCTCGGTTCCGGTCGGAGACACCCAGGCCGGTATCCATGCGTTTTACGAAAACACATGGAACGAGACCTTTGAGCAGGGTTTCAGTTTTTCCGAATTCACGGCGACGCCGGACATGAAAGACATTGCCGGGATGCGTGTGGCCGACAGTAAAAACATAGTATTCAGGCGCAATACCGACGGAGCAGCCGTCCCGTGGTATCGCTATCAGGACGGCAGTTCGCAAAGATACTACAGCGCGCCGACAGCGCTGATAGAGCGCATCATTACCGCGACATACGGGCAGACCGTTTCGATCAACGGGATTAACGAGGTAAAACTCAATCCTGCGAATAAAATTTATTTCAGCATCGGCAACGAAAACGGCGATCCCTACGGCGTAAGCATCATGCGCTCGATGGAATTCGTATCTCAAATCCTTGTAACTTTGCAAAACAGCATATTGAATTCATCAGAACGCTTCGGCGACCCCATGTATCACGGGCATATAAAGTCAAATATTAAAGACCTTGAGTCCGTTCGCAAGAGCTTTGAAGACGCTCTGAAAGTCATAGTCGCATCAAAGCGCAATGGAGGCAGCGGCGACATTGTTACTGCAGGCGGCAATGACGGAGATGTGAAAATCAACGTCATCGGCCACGACGGGCAGTTATTTACTTACGATGTGCCGCTGAGGCATGTCCTCGAACAAATAGTTTCAAAGTTCGGTATCCCCGCGTGGATGCTCGGAATTTATTGGAGCACCACAGAGCGCATGGCAACCCTTGAGGTGGAATCCGCGCTGCAGGATGCCAAGATAAGACAGCTCTCAATGATCCCCCAGTTTATCCGGTTATTCTCTACTTTCTTGCGGATCAGGGGGCGACAATGGAAACGAGTAACCACATTTCTCGACAAGCCCGGCGACTGGGGTTTCGTATTTGAGACCCCGAACTTAAGAGACATCCTCTCCATCGCCAACGCTAATTTTCTGAATGCTCAGGCTGACCTCATGCGCTCCGGAAGCGCATCAAATACGCAGACTAATTTGCAGATCGGACAGGCAACCGTAGACGTTGCCGGTCATGAAATTACGCTTATCAGTAAAAGCTCGGCGCTGCCGGTTATCACAAAAGAGCTTCGTCGGCCAAGTCCGTGGCCCGATCTGGATAAAATTGAATTTGAATATGAGAACAAACTTAAAGACGATTGGGCGGAGCTGCAGGAGCGGACGCTGACCATATTGAAGATACGTGGCCAGAGGGAGGGAAAGGGGATAAAGGCTCCGCCCGCCGATCTTCCCGGCATGGAGACATTTTTCTTTACCGAAGATCAACGCAATGCCATTATGCAGGCATTGAAAAATTTGACGGGCAGTTATGACTGGAGCAATGCCGATTCCCCTGTTCGTCGGTATTACGGGCAGAGCTATTCGGCAGGGCTCATTCAGGCTGCCTACCTTCTCGGCAAAGACAGGCCGATCCTCGACATCATTCAAAACCGTGAGGTTTACGAAGAGATGATGAGAACCGGCTTTCAGCTTGTGAAAGATACCGCTACCCGGACAATCGTTGACCGGATAATCCCGGAGATGGAAGCTCACATGACCGCAGGCTCCAATCCCCTCGATGTTGCCCGTCGTCTCGAAAAGCTATTTAGAGATCAGAATTCGGACTGGGAACGTCTTGCCCGTTCCGAAATGAGCATGGCGGCAGAGAGAGCAAAGCTTGATGAATGGAAAGAGTGGAAGGTAAAAATGGTTGAGTTTACGCCCGCGCCCGATGCATGTCCGATCTGTATGTCTTTGCGCGGAGATTATTCAATAGGCAAATGTCCGCTGCCGGTGCAGGATACGCATCCGAGGTGCAGGTGCAGCACAAGACCTGCCTCAAGCGAAGCGTGAAAGGATAATCTGCCAGAACATGCAATGAAAATCTGGTATGAATATATCAATGATTTTTTGAGATGAATAATTTTAAACATTGGAGGCAAAATGGCAAAGACCAAACAGGGAAAAAATGAAAAGATAACAACAAAGGATGATTCTGAATTTAAAGCCCCCGTCATAAAAAAGGCAGCATCAAGCATTATCACGATTCGCGACGGCAAACCTTGCAGTGTCAGCTTTGATGAGCGCGGCGTGGAGATTTCTGCAAAGGCCGTGAAATGAAGATGCAGGAAGGAATAAAACTCTATGGCTTCAGGGCTAAAAGTTTCGGTGAAGGAAAATCCCTTACGGATGAGCAGCTCGCCAAAATAAATAAGCTGGCCCCTGTGCAGCTTTCAGCAGATCAGGTTTACGCCCGCAGATTTTTACTGGCGCATAATTGCATCGACCGCGACAATGAGAGGTTTACAGAAGAATTGCTTGCTAACTTTGCCGCGTCACTTCCGGGTAAAGGGCTTTTTGACTCAGGGCATCCTTCGTCATGGTCCGGCAGCGGAGGCCCCGGCGAAGGCCGTTTCTTTGATGCATCCACCGAAGAAATGACCCCGGAGGCGTTTCAGGCGCTTACAGGCGAGGCGTGCGGACTTCCGACACAGGTGAAGATGGTTAAAGTCTTATGGGGAGACGCCTACATCCTCAAACTTGAGAGCAATGCCGATCTTAGGGCAAAGCTTGACGGAGGCATATGCAGTTTTGTCAGCATCGGATTTAAAGCCCCGTTTTATGATGTTACCGACGATAGGGGCAATCACATATATGGCGAGTACCGGCCCAAAGGCGAAGCGCTTGAAGGCTCGCTTGTCTGGCTCGGCGCTCAACCCGGAGCCTCTGCGCAAAAATCGGCAGACAATAAAACCCAAAAGGAGGGAAAAGGCATGAAAGAGTTTTTAAAAGATCTCGCAAAGGCATTAGGTAAGCCGTTTTCCGAAGAAAAAGCGATTGATGAAATAAAGTCAATGCTTGACGACAAGGATACGGAAATCAAGTCTCTCAAGTCTCTTGCGGAGGGAGGTAAGGCTTACAGGGAATCTCTCGTAAAAGACGCTGTGAAATACGGCGTTCTTATCGGAGAGATAGACACTGACGCGGATTCTCAAAAGGCGGAGGAGGCATTTCTTAAAACCGTTCCGCTTGACCGCCTGAAAATGATCAAAGACAAGTATGAGGGCTCGGCAAGGCAGAAGTTCCCTGCGGAATTTCAGATTCCGTCAAAAGACGAGGATGACAAGCAGCGCAAGGCTAAAGAGGCCGAGCAGCACTCAGGAGAAAAGAAAAAAGACTACACAGACCCGAAGCATAACGAGCTTCTGGCTGCAGGACAATCAGGAGGTTACAGGCAATGAAGACAAAAATATTGATAATTAGTTTTATCTGTATAGTTATAGCGCTTGCGGTTTACATCGGCCCTGTCTATGCGGGATTCGGAGCATTACCGTTCATGATCGGCGCGGTTAAAGTGAGAGATGATCTGTCCCTCATCCGGACAGTGAATTACACGCATACCGCCGCAACAATCAAGGACACGGTGTATCTGTTAAACAGCCTTCCGATGCTCGCGATAAACAGCGCGGACGCAAACGCGGCTAATATTTACCTTATCAGCGGGCTGATCGAATACGCTAAAACATCGGCGCAGGCATGGACTGCCGGAGTTAAACTTTACTGGGACGATACTGCGAAAGAATTTACCACGGCATCAACCGGCAATACCCTTGCAGGCATAGCGGCTGAAACTGCCGCTAATCCGAGTTCTACCGGATTGATACTGCTCAATCCGTTTCTGGTCGGCACAAATGCCCTTGAACACGCCATGACAGACCCCGGAGATGCCGGAGCTATTCCTGTTACGGCATCAGGCGTATGCGCCATTACCACGGCAGGGTCGGAGACAAGGACGATGGCAATTCCTACCGTTATCGGGCAGGAGATAGTTCTCGTCATCGATACTGACGGCGGAACCTGCGTTATCACATCGGCACAGGCCGTAAACCAGGCAGGCAATAACACAATAACAATGGCTGAAGCTGCCGACATGATAAAGCTGACAGCAGTAACAATCGGCGACGCGCTCAGGTGGCGCGTAACAGCAAACGACGGCGCGGCGCTGTCAACCGTTTAAGGAAGGAGGGATAAAAAAATGAATGGAATTAGGATTTTTACAAAAGAAACTTGCGAAAAGATGAAGGTGATGGACGTTCAGGAGCGCCGGCAGAAACTCGCCGGCGCACTCTCAGCGTTCTTTCAGGGTAAACATCCGGCACTATACATAACGCCGGCGTTTGAAATTGCAAAGGCTGTCGGCGTGGACGAGGAGCTTGTTCTAAAGGTTTTAGCGGCAGCATCGCAGAAGGGCGCTACCGGCGTATCGGATGCCTCAAACCTAATGAACAGAAATATCCCTGTTACTGCCGGAGTATTCTATACCGCAGTGGGAGATCCTTTGGTCGATTTCGGTTTTGAGGAGCTTTTCGACTTTATCGATATGCGCGGTAGCGGTCAGACCAGCTTTGATATTCTCGACGTGACCAATGCCATAACCTTCGCGGAAGTCAAGAGCGGCGCGAGGATGAAGAGTTACGGCATCACCGACGGCAAATCGAGCATAAGCAAAATGATAATCGCCGCTGCGATAGGCATACTGGATGATTGGATCAACTATGCCCAATTCTGGAACATAAATCAGGCCGCTATCGAGGCAAGATCAAAGTATTACAGTAAGATGGCGACAGACCATTATGCCCTGCTTGCCGCAATCTCCAGCGGTCAGAATCAGGCGTTTTCAACGGACGACATAACCACGATCAACAACGCTTGCGCTCAGGTGTTTACGGATTGCGCGGGCAAGGGTTACACGCTCACAGGCAACGAGAGATTTGTTCTTAGGGCAAACCCGAGCCTCAAGAGCAGGATAGAAAAAGCCTTTGCCTTGACCTTTAACGGCATGTCAACAAGCCCGAATCAGATTGTTTATAACATCGACAGGGCATATACCACAAAACTCGCAAACACGAGCTACTATGTGGGACTGCCGGGACGGAAGGCAAAGAGGGGCGTATGGAGCGACCTGACAGCAGAGACAGACAGAGACATCTTGCTTCGCGGCACAGATGTAGCTTACTCCGGCGAATACAACGCAGGCATCGGCGAAGAAGACCAGTTCAGAAGGTGTTTGTTGAGCTAAGGCGATGCCTAAGATAAATGTGCGCGACATACTCGACCTCGGTATATCGGCGGTCCTCTTTCAGCGGGACGCCGACGCCGAGGTTATCGGCTCCGACGGATTGAATTATTACTGCATCAGTCCTGTTGTTGCCGCTGCCGCCAACAAGCCGGTTACAGGCGCGAGTTGGCAGACTTATTGGGCGCAATACGGCATTGACGGCAAGGACTGGGTTGAAGGCGCCGCGCAGAAAACGCTTTTTGCCGATTTTGTGCAGCCGGTCATTAACACAAAATCCACAGAGTTAAAAAACAGGGTCGGCACAACGGCATACGATAATGCGGACGTTGCGGATGACGTTAAGCGGGCCGAGCTTTGCCTGACGGCCGCAGAGCTTATCCGGCGCAGGATTAATTTTGTTCTCTTGCAGGTGCAGCCGGGCATAACCATAAATACAAAGCCCGAGCAGGATCAAGTTAAGGCTTACACGGACGAGGCTGATAACATTCTTATACCTAAGATAATCGCCGGAACGTCCGTAGAAACCAACGGCTTTTCATGCGGGACTCTGGTTACTTCTCACTTCGAGGCTGCTGATGCTTGATATTCAGGTCAGGATAGAAGGCGACAAGGTAATACTTGAAGGATTGAATCGCCTTGCCGCCTCGATGCCCCGCGCGATTGACAGAGGACTTCAACGCATTGGCAAGGGCATCCACAGAGAAGCGTATGCCTTTCTCTCCGGCGCAGGCTCAAAAGCAGCGACAAGAAAAGGAGCTTATGCCGGCGGTTATCCTGTGCCGGTCCGCATGGGGCATTTAAGGCGCTCGCTTGCATGGCTTAAGCCCGGAGAGACAAAGACAGGCGATGTCGGCGCATTCACTGCCGGCGAGCATGAGGTTGTGATTTACGATTCCGCTCGTTACGCAGATGCGATTCATGAGGGCAAAGGCTCCTCCGCCAAATTCGGCAGAAGGCCGTATCTCACCGCTGCTTTGGATTTTTTTAATCAGGGCAGTAGGATTAAAGCGCCTCTCGAGGAAGAGCTAAAAAAAGAAATTGATGGAAATTCAGGGGTTCGGTGATGACAAAGGAAGAACTCAAAGAAGCCGTATCCGAAGCAATACAAGAAAAGCTCGGCGATTTTTTTATCGAGCGCGAAAAACATTTTCAGCATCACCAGTTTATCGCCGGCGTAATGACAACGACCAACAAGATCAAGGGAACCGCGTGTAAAACCATAACTACAAGCGGGATTATCGGACTGATTGCAATAATCGTGATGGGTTTTGTCGAATGGGTCAAGCAGCACGCAAAGTGAGGGCGACATGGCAAGCAGAAAAATAGACGAGTTGCTTCCCGAACTTCAGGACAAATACATTCTTTTCCGGGAGGCGATGACCGAGGCAGGGCTTGATTTTGTTTTGACATGCACATATCGCAGCCCGGAAGAGCAGGCAGAGCTTTATGCTCAGGGCCGGACAAAGCCCGGTAAAAAAGTTACATGGACGCGTAAGAGTAAGCATTGCGAGCGCAAGGCTTTTGATATAGCAATGATGGTCAACGGCAAGATTTCGTGGAATCCGGAGGATTACGCAAAGGCCGGAGAGATAGGCAAATCCGTGGGGCTTGAGTGGGGCGGAGATTGGAAGACCCCGGATAAGCCGCACTTTCAGTCAAAGGAGGTAGAAAATGAAAAAATTACTTGAGTTCATTCTCGACGATTCCGGCAAACTCTCAATGAGCAGAGCTTTGACGGCAATCATAGTGCTCGTATATTTGGGTTATGCGGGCTTTGTGGTCATTACGACAAAGACAGTGCCGGACATTCCTTCCGGAGTGGCTACGCTTGCGGGCGCCCTGTATGCGGCTAACAAGTTCAGTCCTACATTGCCTTTTAGCGGCGGAGATAAGTAATGTCCGGCACAGGCGACATAGGAGACCGGATTAAACCAATGTTCTACATCCTCATAGCCATAGCCGTGATCCTGATAGCAGGCTCGATATGGGGCGGCAAGGTGGTCTATACCGGCATCATCGACCGCGCCGTTAAGGAACGTGAGGCCGCGACGCTTAAAGGCTATCAGGATGAAATAGACAGGCTCAATGGGCAGATCAGGGAGAAAGACGCGGCGTTGAAGCAGTCCGAAAAACGCTACTCAGCCATAGTCGGCATGATCAAAGAAAAGGCGTCTCAGGCAGATAACATAAAGCCGCCTGCATCGAGCATCGAGACGAAGAAGAGGTTAAAGGATTTGGGATATGAAGCTCATTAGAATTATAGGACTAATTAGTCTTATAGGACTTATATTTTCTTCTGTTGCCTTTGCTGAGGACGTCTGCTTTTCCGAGGCAGACGCAAAACAGATAACCGTTGACCTCGAAAAAGCAAAGAACCTTAAAGAACAGGTTGAACTTTATAAGCAAGGCAACGCCGAGCTTGAGACTCAGGTAAAGCTTCTCAAAGAGACGAACAAACTCAAAGAAGAGCAGATCACCATAGGCGACAGGACTATAAAGCAATATCAGGAATTGATTAAGTTTCAGAAAGAAACTTACGAGCAGGCCGTCAAAGACAGCAGGCCGAATATTTTTAAACAGATAATTGACGCCCTCGGCTTTATCGGCGTGGGCGTAGTTATAGGACTGATAGCGCTATGAGCAGCTTTACTACAGTCATAGACAACATTGTCACTACGCTTCAGAATGATGCGCCGCTTGATGCATTTTGCAAAAGCAAATGGGGCAAACCTATCAGCGTCAAAAAAATATTCAAAAAAAGAGCAGAGTTGAGCATACAAAACCTTCCCAAAATTCTCATCACCAGACCCCTTACCGAAAAATCATTCCTGATTAACACGTCCCGCGAAAGCAAAAACACAGTAAGACTTTATTGCATCTTTTATCAGACGGACAAAAGAAAGGCATTAAACGAATTGATAGAGTTCGAGGAAAAGATTGACGATGCGATATTGATGCAGTCAAGCGAGACATTAGGAGCGATAAGCATAAATCCAAAGGGGTCGGAGAATGACGAAGGCGAATGGCATCCGGTCTATGCAATAGTTATGGACGTCGAAATACAGCACAGGAGGTAACACAAATGGAAAGAAAACCCGGCAGTTTTATTATCACTGACGATGGAGGGTTGGCGCCGAATCCGGATGATTACGCAATGAGCAAAAGACAAAAAACTAATTATGCTGAAACAGAGGGGCCTGTCCCGGATTTACGGACAGAGCAAAGCGGCGTCGTAGAATCGGGACTGTCCCCCAAGAAAAAAGGAGGTAAATAACAATGTTGGTTCAAAGGCAGCTTTTACTTGCGAAAATTGAAACAGCCTACGGCGAGGATCCAACGCCTGTACCGGAAACCAACGCAATCCTCACACAGCCGGCCAGCGTTAAGATTATGGCGCGGACGCTTGAGCGCAACAATGTTAAACCCTATTTCGGCCCTGATGCGCCTGTTAATGTCGGCGACGGCGTCCAGGTTGAATTCGTGACAGAACTTAAGGGCCACGGCAGCGCGGGTGTTGCGCCTGAGATAGGCCCGCTGTTCCGCGCATGTAATTATGCCGAGACGATACAGGTCGCGGGGGCCACGGCATGGGCGGCAGAAGCGGTAAAGACCGTAGGCAATAAGGTGAACCCTTCAACGCCGAATGGTTATTTTTACCAGTGCTCAGCGGCAGGCACAACAGGCGTAACAGAGCCGACATGGCCCACAACAGAAGGCCAGACAGTTGTTGACGGCACTGTAACATGGCAGTGCAAACTGGCTAAGGTTGATTACGATCCCCACAGTGAAATTGCCTCCGCCGAATCTATAACAATATATTTCTACTATGACGGCAAGCTTCGCAAGGCGCTCGGCTGCAGGGGCACATTCAAGATTGCCGGCAAGGCAGGCGATTATGTCCGCATCACATGGACCTTCACAGGCCTCTATGCAGGCCCTGCGGATGAGGCTCTTGTGAGCGGCACATATAATCAGGCTATTCCGCCTCGCTTCCTGTCCGCAAGTTTTGCCATAGACAGTTATGCGGCGATTATCGAGAATCTGGCGCTTGACGGAGGCAATGTAGTTTCCCCGCGTTCGGATGTAAGCCATGCAACCGGCATAAGGGAATACTTCATCAGCGACAGAAAATTCACCGGCTCCATAGACCCTGAGGATGTGTTGAACAGCGTGAAGGATTTTGAGTCGCTATGGGCTGCAAGCTCGCGTGTGGCGTTCACCGGCGCAGTCGGCACCGCAACAGGCAATAAATGCCTTATCACAGGCCCCAAGGTTGCCTTCAGCGGGCTTGATGACGGGGACAGGGCAGGACAGCGCATTAAACAGATTCCGCTTGTCTTTACGCCGAATACCGGCAACGACGAAATAAAATTCTCATTTCAATAGGAGGCTCCCGTGTTGGAAAGTTTTAAATACGAAATAGGCGGGAAGAAATACACGCAGAATCCGCTCGTCCTCGGTCAGGTGGGGCAGTTGATGAGAATAGTTGAAGGCATGGTTATACCATCGGGCGTTGATACGCTTGGGCTTATCTCCGCGCTTGGGGATAAGCTGCCTCTTGCAATAGCGATAGTGCTGACGCCGGAGGGCGTAACTCTCAAAGACAAAGACATCCATGCCCTTGCATCCGAGCTTGAGTTTGAAATGCCGCCTGAGATGGCGATACAGGTGATCGAGGATTTTTTTACATGCAACCCGATTCAATCTCTCTTAGAGAGGATCGGGAGCATGGCGGGAAAGATAGCAGGGAAGATACAGACGACTGGATCGAAACCCTCGTCTGCATCCTCAGCGGAGGAGACATTACAAAGCGAGACGGCATCCTCTGGGGTTTTACATTAGAGGAATGCAAGCCTTACCTGAAATATCGGGAGAGGCAGATATTATTTAGAGAAGCGGTTATAGGGTTCTTTACCGGCGGCGGTAAAGAAAAAGAAATCGAAACTGATGAAGAATATATGGAGAGCAGGCGGCAGGTAAACAATGGCAGATAACAGAATACAACTCATCATCTCCGCGCTGGATCAGACAAAGGCAGAGTTTAGCAGCCTCAAGAGTAATCTTGAGGGGTTGGCCAATCAGGCTAAAAAAGCCGGTGCAGTAATAGCTGGGGCATTTGCAGCATTTAAAATTGCCGATACTGTAAAAGATATTGCTTTACTGGCGGCCCGCTACGAAACGCTCGGCGTCTCAATGCGTGTGGTCGGAGCGAATGCCGGATATACAGCAGAGCAAATGGACCAATATCAGGCATCGCTTGAAAAGACAGGTATAGCGATGCTTGAGGCCCGGCAGTCTTTGACTCGAATGGCATCGGCTCACATTGATCTTGCAAAATCTTCTGACCTTGCCCGCATAGCGCAAGATGCCGCTGTCATCGCAGGAATCAACTCAAGCGAAGCCTTTGACCGCATGGTGGTAGGAATACAATCCGGCCAAGTTGAAATTTTAAGAACTCTGGGACTCAATGTTTCTTTTGAAAATAGTTATAAAAAAATAGCTCAACAATTAGGCAGGACAAGCGACAGCCTTACAGAAATTGAAAAAATACAAGCTCGAACGAATGCTGTCATGGAAAAGGGCAGAGACATTTCAGGGGCTTATGAGGCTGCAATGGGAACAGCAGGCAAACAAATAACCTCCCTCGATAGATATATATCTAATCTGAAAGTTACTGTCGGTTCGGTATTTAATGACGCGCTGTTGGTTGCGGTGCAGACATTCACCGCAGCATTAAAAGACGTCAACGCCTCGGCCAAAAAACTCGAGCAAGACAAACAACTCGAATCGTGGGGAAGATCGATAGTCGAGATTTTTGCCGTTGCCGCGGATGGAGCGCGCGGCATAATTATCACGATAGACACTCTGCTGTGGTCTCTTAAAAGCTCATATTCGTGGCTCGCGGCGATAAACAGCGCTATATCCCTCGACTTTAAAAACGCTCGCGGATGGGTTGACTATGCCACAAAATCAACAGACGCATACATCGAGAGACTTGAAAATCTCAAATCCGCTCAAGTAGAGGCGGGGAAGTGGTTCGGGGCTAAAGACAAAAGCGCAGCGGGTGTTGAGGAAGCAAATAAAAAAGCAGCCGATGAAGGAGCAAAAAGACAAGCTGAGGCAGAAGCCAAAGCAAAAACAGATGCCGCAAAAGCCGCCGATAAAAAACTTTCGGAAGAAGCAGGAAAACGGGATGTTAAATGGCTTGAGGGCATACTTAAAGAGGCTGCTGAAGCTCAAAAAGCCCTCGAAGAAAGACAAAAAAAAGAGCGTGATTACGCGCTCTGGAAAATGGAACTCTATGAGAGCTTTGACGAGCTTGCCGATAAACAGGCCGAAAAAGATAAAGCCCGGCGCGAGGGACAGATACAGGCGGACTTGGCTCAGGTGGACATTGCAGAAAAAGAACGCCTCATGTCAAAAACAGATGCCGTGCAAGAGCGCATCAGACTCAATGAAGAACTGCTCCAAGAGCAAAAAGACAGCCTCGAAAACATAGACAAGCTCAACGATCCCGCAGGCTGGTATGCTCAGCAAAATGCAATTACCGAAACACATAAGCGTTTGCTTGAGCTTAACGAAGCGCTCAAAGAGCAGGTCGGCACATTCGAGCAGGGGTATAACGAAGGCTTCCGTCGATATATTGACGAGCTTAAAACAAACTTCCAGCATGGCGTTGAGATTGCCCGACAGACAGCGCAGGCAATGGAGCAGGCATTCAGCGATTTCTTCTTCGATGCGTTTCAGGGAAAAATGAAAAGCCTTGCAGATTATCTTAAGAGCTTTCTCACGAGCGTCCAGCGGGCATTGGCGCAGGCATTAGGCCAGGAGGTGAGCGGGTCTCTAATTTCAGGCATCAGTAGTCTTTTCAGCGGCGGAAGTCATTTAGTTGCTTCTCCCTCTCAGGTGGCTGCGGTAAATTCAAATCCTTTTGTGATGCACGAAGGCGGTTATGTGCCTCGATTCCATTGGGGAGGTCTTTCATCCGACGAGACGCCGGCGATACTTCAGCGCGGCGAATATGTCGTAAGCAGGCGAGGCGTGGCTGCATTAGACGCGATAAATCAGGGCAAGGTCTCAACAGCCGATTCCGGCAAGCAGGAAGTGCATAACTATTACTACATTCAGGCCGTTGACCCAAAATCTTTTGCCGACCTCGTAGAGCGCAATCCGGGCGCAATACAAAAAATCATGCAGGATGACGCCCGCAGGGGCGGCTCGTTATGGAGGTGACAGATGGTAGTATATCCAACATCGCCCGGCCCTCAATTCCCGTTTGAAGTTGTCTCGGAATACAAAACTCTTATCTCCACGTTTGAGACCGGCGCGGAGCTTGCTCATCAGCAGTGGCGATTCCCCAAGCGCAGCACCAATCTTAAATACGACGTCCTGACAGCGGCAGAGATTAAAACCTTATGGGATTTTTACACCGCCCGCAAAGGCTCTCTGCTGCCTTTCTGGTTCTTTGATACGTATTCAACAGACGACAACGGGAATCCCCTCTCATACACCGATGAATATGTCGGGCGCGGGGATGCGGCTGCGACAACCTTTGACCTGCCGGGTAAGACAACATCGGCAAGAACTATGTATCTTGACGGCATTCCCGATGCAGGCGTTACATATCAGTCAGGCACGGGAGATGGCGGCGCAGACAGGGTTACATTTACCGTTGCGCCTGCAAGCGGCAAATTAATCACAGTGGACTTCACCGGCCATATCCGCTATAAGATGCGCTTTGCGCAGGACAAGCTTACGCGCGAACTTTTCCGTCCTCGCCTCTATAAAACAGGCATCGGCCTCGTAGAAAGGAAAGCCGCATGAGGACGCTGCCGCAAGCGCTCATCACCGAACTTGCAGGCGGAGTGAACGAGGCGAACTTTCTTATCTATCTCATAGACATAGAAACCGCAACGCCGAAATATCTCACAAACGCCGACCAAAAAATATATTACGAAAGCAAAGTTTATGTGCCGTGGGGCATGGACTTTGGCGGCGTGGAATATTCCATATCCCCGACTGTGGATAAGGTGAGCGTGGACTTAGACAACACAGACGAGGCCTTCTCGCAGCTCATGCAGACAACAGAGCTGCGGGGCAAGCGCTTTCTGATGAGGATTGCAGCTTTAGATCAGAATATGGGTGTGATAGGCGCGCCGGTAATTCACTTTGACGGCATCCTTGATACCTGCCGCGCCAAAAAAAAGAACTTCAAGATGGATGTGTTCAATCACATGATACTGTGGAAAAAGAAGATACCGCGCAGAACGCACCAGCCGACATGCACATGGACCTTTAAAGATTCCGTAACCTGCAAATACGCAGGCGCAACCGCTACCTGCGATAAATCTTGGGAAGAGTGTGTTGCTATGGGAAACAGCCTTAACTTCGGAGGCTTTCGCTGGCTGCCTTCGCTCGCGGATAAAAGTATTTGGTGGGGGTCTGTGCCGAAATGAAAACAGCAGACGTAATCAAACAGATACTTGATAAACCCTACAAACTCGGAAGTTTTAAAGATGCCTTTGACTGCTTCTCTATGTTCCTGACCTTCTGCGATATGAAGGGCATAAAGCTTCCGGATGACTGGCATGGATGGACCCGGGAGAATTATGTTGCTCGCTGGGAACGAGGAGAGGGCAGGGCAGAGATGTATGAGTTCATGCACAGCCTCGGCGAAGAAGTTGAAAACATAAATTATCTGCGCGAGAACGACATTGTTTTGATAAATGTGGATATGGGTGGAAGTGTGCTTTTTGCCATGCCGTCAATTTATCTCGGCAACGGACATCTTCTGCTGGTGATGATAGAGACCGGCGCAACTGTTATTCCGCTCTGGGCCGTGAAAGAAAAAATCTATGAGGTAAGAAGAATTGGGTAAAAACGCAGGAAGCGTATTAGGCTCGATTTTACAGGTTGTCGGAATTGCCCTGATGTTTATTCCCGGCATCGGGACCATTGCCGGCATAGCGGCAAGGACTCTGGGCGCCGGCCTGATGGTAGCAGGCGGACTCATCGGCGGCATGTCCGCGGCAAAGCCCAAACTCAACACTCCTGATTTTGATATGAAGTTTGAACAGGGCGGACACAGGGTCAACAGCCGTTCTACAAGCGAGCCTATTCCTGTGCTCTACGGAGAGCAGCGCATCGGCGGCAATCAGGTATTCATGGCTGTGACAGGCGCAGGCAATGACAAATTACATATTATTCAGACCATCAGCGAGGGCGAGATAGACAGCGTAAGCGAGGTATGGCTTGACGATAAACTCTCAACAGATGCTTTTTACAGCGGGCATGTTTACACAGAGGCCTTCACAGGCACACAGACCCAGAACGTATGCCAGACGTTTAAAAATGATTTCCCCGATTGGAACGATGCTATGCGCGGCACTGCATATATCTATGTCCGCCTTACATTCAACCGCGATAAATTTCAACAGGTCCCTCTCATCACAGTCAAGGCAAAAGGCAGGAAGCTCTATGACCCGCGCAGCGGGCAGACCGTATGGAGTAATAACGGCGCGCTCGCAGAATACGATATACAGACCAACAAAATTTACGGTTTCGGCCTTAGTTCATCAGTCATAAACACACAGAGCATCATTGACGCCGCAAACAAGATTGACGCGCTCGGTTATACGTTTAACTGCTTCGTCAATGGCAGAGAGCCGACTCAGGACATCATAGACAGGATGCTCATCAACTTCAGGGGATTCCTGATTTATACAGATGGCGTCTATAAACTCAAAATATATGACTACGACTCTCCGGTCATGACGCTGACGGATGACGACATCATAGAGGACAGCTTTGAGATAGTCTCTCCGGGACTCCCTGAAACACCGAACCGACTGAGAGTAAAATTCATTGACCCCGATCAAAATTACACAGTCAATGATTTTATCTATGAGGATTTTGATGCCATCACGCTTGACGGCATGGAGCGTGAAAACGAACTCAACCTTATCGGTATGACAAACTATGATCAGGCCACGGAGATAGCGACCTTTCAGATTGAGCGCCAGCGGCTCAATAAATCCTACCCATGCTCCATAGGCTCCAAAGGCAATGCGCTTGAGCTTGGCGATATAGTCGCAGTAACGAATTCTTTTGCCGGGTGGACGGCGCAGTCTGCGAGAATTGCCGGCATAACATATCTGCCGAATTACGACGTGGCGCTTACACTTGTTGAGGAGGCCGCAGCGCTGTATGACAAAAAACTGAATGTCTCGCCGCATACGTTTTTTACAGGCAGTTTCCCGAACCCCGCAGAGCAGGTGCCCGAGGTTTACAACATTGAATTTACCGAGGAGCTTTACGGCACTAAAAATAATACGCTCACAAAATTAAAAGTGAGCTTTCAAGTCCCATCAGGCTGGGCGTGGTATGACCACTCAGAAGCATGGGTATCAACCGATGCGGGCGTAAACTATAGCCGCTATCTGGCGAATACGCAGGACAGTTTTTATGTTGACCCCGCGCCGGATGGAATTACCTATTACATCAAAATCCTGCCTGTGAGCATCTACGGCGTCCGCCGTGCCATTGACGACTGCACGGCATATTCAAGATACATCTTCGGCAAGACTGCCGCGCCTGATGATGTTACAGAGTTCTGGGGGCAGGCAGCAATCGGAGGCCTGCGCTTAGACTGGGCTGCGATTGCTGATGTGGATCTGGGCTATTACAAAATCCGTTACACCCCGGACACAGCAGGAGGAGCGTGGGACAATGCGATAGATGTGGCGTTTGCCTACACAACATCTATCACGCTGCCTGCGGCGCTATCGGGGATGTATCTCATCAAAGCAGTGGATACATCAGGCAACGAAAGCCTGAACGCAAAGGGATTGATTACGAACATCCCGACAATCTTAAAATGGAATGTTCAGGAAGAGCTAATTGAAGGCCCTGTGTTTAGTGGAACGAAGACGGATATGTATGTTGACGGCGGAGAGCTGATACTCGGCTCAGGAGATATGTTTGACTCTGACCAAATGTTTGATTCTGACGAGGACTTTGATTTTGGCGGTGGAGTGGCAGCCGCTGGATATTATGAGACAGACGTTGTGGATCTGGGCAGCGTCCAGACTGCGCGGTGCAGTTCAAACATTCAATTCCTCGGCGTGAATGTGTTGGAGATGTTTGATGCAGAGGATATGTTTGACAGCGACGAAATGTTTGACGGCGATGTATCTGCCGTAGGCGTGGTTCCGCAAATAGCCCTCTCTCAAGACGGCAGCACGTGGGGCGCATGGCAGAACTTCTTTGCCGGAGATTACACGGATCGGGCCTTTAAATTCAGGGTGTATGCGTATTCAACTCAGACGTATCAATATCTGAAAATATCAGTCTTAGAGTTTTACGTTGATATGCCGGACAGGATAGAAAGCGGTCAAGATGCTGTTATCCCCGCAATCGGCACAACAATCAGCTTTGGCAAAGCGTATATGGTAAAGCCCAAAATCGGCCTTACCCTGCAATCAGCATTAGCCGGAGATTACTACGAGTTGCAGGCAGTGGATACAAACGGCTTTACAATTCAAATAAAAAACAGCGGCGGAACAGGCATAGAAAAAACAATAGACTGGGAATCGAAAGGATACTAATAAAGGAGGAGTAATAAAATGAGTCAGCATGATATGGATGTTGCAAATCAGAGCAGGACTAATTTCAGGCAGGACTTAAATAACGCGCTTCAGGCGCAGGCAACACAACAGGCAGGCACCGGCGATCCGGCAATAATGTATGGTTATCAGACGAAAATCGACACCTCGCCATTGCCTGGTAATAACGCAATTATTTACATGCGTACAGGAGCGAACGATGCTTGGCAGAGATGGGCAGAGATTGACAAGACAACAGGCAGAATATTAGTGGATGCTGCATCAATGGCATTGCTGTTAGCAACCGCCAACGACTTCACTGCATCTCAAAAACTCAAAGGCGACGCACTGCTGCTAAGATTCAAGGACACCGGCGGAGGCGGAGTAGAGTGGGCCATCCGCTCGGACGGCGGGAATCTGGAACTCTGCGAGAACACAGGCTCAGAGGGAAGCCCGACATGGACTGTGAGACAGACTATAACTAATGTAGCCGCTTCGTCGGGCAGCGACGAACAATCTCAACTCTTAGATAATGTCGGCATAGCGGCATCCATAGACTCTAACGCTCTTACGATTGCCTTAAAGGGTGCTGACGGTAATGCCCCGTCAGCTTCAAATGTGGTAAAGATAAAATTCAGGAGTGCTACTCTTACGAGCGGTATAACATATACCAGAGAGATAACAGCGGCAACATCGATTGTTCTATCGGCAGGTTCTACTCTTGGGTTTGCTGCGAATGAGACTGGAAGGATTTATGTTTGGGCTATCGACAATGCCGGCACAAGTGAACTTGCCTTCAGCCGTACTGCCGACATTTTTCCTGAAGGGAATCTCGTAACCACCACTGCTGAAGGTGGTGCAGGGGCGGCAGACAGTGCAGCGATAATGTATAGCACATCCGCCCGAACGAATGTTTCTTGCCGCTGTCTGTGTTATGTCGAGATTCAGACAGGGGCGACTGCGGGCAACTGGTCGAATGACGCGCTGAAAATTCAAATAATGGGGCCCGGGATTAAACGGACAGGAGATATAGTGCAGACCGTGAGGACAGCTAAGACGGATACATTTTCCGGCGAATTAACAACCTTCACAAATATCACGGGATTAACTGTTGCCATTACTCCCACTTCTGTATGTAATAAAGTACGGGTACGGTCAACAACGGTTGCGGGCTGTGGTACTTATTCTTGGTTAAGGCAGGCAAGGAATGGCACGGAATTAGCTATTGGTGATGCGGCGAGCAATAGACGAAGAGTCAATTCCAGCAACCCTTACATAGCAGCGACTGGAAATCACAATTCAAGTATCTCAATGGAAGACTTGGATGCGCCTGCTTCGGTGTCGGCATTGACATATAGCGTTCAAGGATTAGTGCATGTATCCGGGTATCCGATTTACATAAATAGGTCTGAGGCCGATAGTGATACTACTCAGCAAGGCAGGTCTGTTTCTATAATAGCAGCTACGGAAGAATTTGCATAAGGAGGAAAAATGGATATATATAAGTGCATAAAAAAATTAAAACCCACATCTGTGTTCAGCGTGAATGCCAATGATATTAATCAGGTGGTTTATTATGATGAAACCATACCGGTTACATTGCAGGAATGTGAAGATGTGTGGCAAACGATAAAAACTGATATAGAAAATGCGCGAATGAAAGCCGCAAGGTCGGCAGCATATGAATCGGAAATAGACCCGTTAAAATGGGAAATGGATGAAGCCTATGCACGAGGCAATACAGCAGTTGGAGATACATTAAAAGCTCAGTGGCTTGCCGGCAAGGATGAGATTAGGGAGAGGTATCCTTATGTGGTATAGCGTTTAAGGATGTTCGGAGTGGCGAGGAGAAGGAGGAAATGAGGCATTAACCTTCATTAAAAACAGATTGTTGGTATTTTTTAGGTTTAAATTTTTAACACAATGAAAAATAACCAATCTCCTCAGCTTCCCAAGCTGAAGGTCGCGGGTTCGAATCCCGTCGCCCGCTCTTTTAAAATCAATTAGTTAGCTTTTTATTATTCTCCTCTAATGCTTTTTTGTCGCAATTTTGTCGCAATTTCCGGCGTGATGTGATGTGCCTTTACGGCCTTGATCAGATTTTCATCTACAACGTCGAGATACCGCATGGTAGTGCGAATGTCCGCATGTCCCATTAATTTCTGAATAGACTTTATATCGGCTCCCGAGGCAAGCTGCAGCGTTGCAAAGGTATGCCTGAGCATGTTGGGGCTGACGTTCTTTTTAATGCCTGCCCGGGTTGCGGCGCCGACGAGGGACTTGTCCATATCAAACACAGGTTCTCTCCCGGCTGAGAATACCCATCGCTCTTGCAGGCCTGTCTTCTTTACTCGGCGAAGCATATCTGTGTTGAGATTTTTTAAAGACCCGTATGCTTCGTCAGAGAGCGGTATTGTGCGTTGTTCCGCATCTTTAGGTGTCCAGTATAGTGTGTCTGTTATTTTTTTGCCCTGAACCTTCACAGTGCGTAATTCAAGACTCACGTCGGGCCATTGGAGATATGCGGCCTCTGCAGGTCGGAGCCCGGTGTAACGCATGACGATTGCGCGGAGCCGGGTGATTTTATTATTTAACTGCGAGATCAGGCTGTCAAACTCATTGAAGGTGAGAAAGGCGTGCTGTTTTTTATTTTCGCGTAGGGACTTGGGCCATTTAATATCAAGTTCATTCCAGAGACGTTTAATTCTTTTATCCGTATCGCAGGCGTGGTTTATGATCTTACGTATAATCCCGACAAGGATATTTGTTGTACGATTTGAATAATTATCGCTTTTTTTCAGCTTTTGAAAGTCAGAAAGCAGCTTATTATTAAAGCTTCTCAGGAGCAGCTTTTCAAAAGCCTTTTTAATATGGTTATCATAATAATTTTTTTCATTGTAATACGTCTTGCTTCCTTTAACGGCTTTACAGTGCTCAAAATATTGCTGTGAAAGAACGGTAAAAAAAATATCAAAATTGCCTTCTTTATCTTTAATATCGGAGATATGCAGCATTTTCAGGCGGTGTTTGGTTTTAAGCTCCTCCTGCGCCGTAAGGGCTTCTTTTTTGGTATTGCCGGCCTTGCAATTGATGCGATGCCCGCCTAAGCGGATATTGATATACCATGAATTGCCGCGTTTATAGACCGACAT